GACGTGAATCCTACCGATGCAGAGGTATATGACTTCATGGACAAGATTGTTGGTGATATGCCCCTTGGAGAAGGTCTCACTCTTTCCGACCAAGACCGTAAACGTGTTGTCAAGATTCTCCGTTCTGGAACATCTAAACAGACAGCCAATTTCCGTAAATTAAACCGTGGTCTAAACATGTTAGCCGGATGTGAAAAATCTGATGTGACTGTATCCGATGCAGAACTTCAACGTATGATTTCAATGTATGCTTAATTTGAAATCATTTAAAGAATTTCTTTTAGAAGCCACAAACCTTGGCGCATCAGAACTATACAAGTATGAGAAGAGAGTCGATCTCTTTCTTAAAAAATATAAAGCGGAAGAACCTTTTAAGCTAGTAGATGGTGGAGAAGTGGTATTGAAGTATGATACCAAGACTGAAAAGGCAATTAAGAATAAAGATAATCCAAACAAGATTGTATTTACATCCAAGGAAGGTAATAAAACATTCAAGCTTACGGACCTTCGCAAGAGCTCCGAGTTTGGTGGAGGCGTTGATAGAACAAGAATTGAAAAGAATGAATTAGATTCATTGAATCAACAAATTGAAATTATCAAAGAGGAAGAAGGTTCAGATACAATCAATTTAAAGGTTGATGACTTTGTTTACGAGGTTGCCAAAGCCGAAAAGACTCCAGGAACTCCTAAAAGTGATTTCCATCTCTTGGATGATAAGGGTAAAGAAGTGGTTTGGATATCTCATAAGGATGGTTCAAAACCTACAGACCAACAACAATGGGGTGGTATTAGTAAAAGAATAGAACCCGTCCTCTATGCTTATGAAGAGGTTCAGGACTTTATTGCAGATCTAAAGAAAGAATACCCAGGTGGTCTTTCATCTGGAAAAACTCTTTATCGCAGGATTGTAAAGTCTGAATTAAAGATGAAAAGTGTTTATGGTAACCAATATGGTGATGCACTTGGCCGCCAGAATGTTTCCATTGTTATGCAGGGCCCAGTAAAACTCATCAAGAAGGGCAAGAACTATGAATTGAGCGCCAATCACGTTCATGTAAATGGAGATGATATTGAAGATGCATACGAACCAGTTTTAATGGCGGTTTATAAGGGAGACCGCTCCAATGAAGGTCTCAAAGGAACTCGTCTTTCAATCAGCCCCATTGGTAGCCGTAAAGGAAAAGAATTTCCGAAAAAAGAAAAATGATTTCATTTAAACAATACTTGGCTGAAGCCGCAGCAGAAGGCAAGAATATCCACATGACTCACATTGAGGATACTGTGGTTTATGGAGGTGCAGAGGGTGCCGCAAATGCTCTTGGTTCTCTGATGAGCCTTCGCAAAACTCTTTCAGGTTCGGTATCCAAGCAATATGATATTTCTGTCAAATGGGATGGAGCTCCTGCGGTATTTGCAGGCATCGATCCGACCGATGGTAAGTTCTTTGTTGCCAAGAAGGGTATCTTTAATAAGAATCCCAAGGTCTATAAATCAATTGCAGATGTAAATGCCGATACATCGGGTGACCTTGCCAAGAAACTTTCCATTGCCTTTACCGAATTATCTAAATTAGGTATCACTGGTATTGTCCAAGGTGACATTATGTTTACCAAGGGAGACGTCAAAGATGAATCGATTGACGGAAAGGAATACCTAGTGTTTCAGCCCAATACAATTGCTTATGCTGTTGAAAAGGGAACACAAATAAGTAAGGATATTGCCAAAGCAAATTTGGGTATTGTTTTCCATACAACATATACAGGTAACTCTTTTGAATCACTAAAGGCTTCATATGGAGTTGATATTACCAAGTTAAAGAAAACACCCTCTGTTTGGTATGACGATGCAGTAATACGTGACCTATCTGGTAAGGTTTCTCTTACAGCGGCAGAATCAAAGGATATTGATTCACGTATTGAAGCTGCCAAGAATATCTTTACTTCAATCGAGAAATCTACACTGAAGGAAATCTCTTCTAATCCTGAATTGTCTGCCACTCTGGAGACCTATTACAATTCAAAGATTCGAGCAGGAACTGATATGGGAGATTCCAAGAAGTATGCCGAAGAACTGCTTACTTTTATCAATAAAAAATATCAGAAGGAGATTGACACACGTAAGACCGAGAAGGGTAAAGCATCTCAGGTAGCAGCTCGTGATCAGTTCCTTTCATTCTTCTCCGAAAAGAATAAGGCCAATCTGATTAAAGTATTTGATCTTCAGAAGGCAATTGTAGCAATTAAGAACATCATGATTGGAAAGTTGAATTCAATTGGTTCTATGTCAACCTTCCTTAAAACCTCAAATGGTTATGCCGTGACTGGCAAGGAAGGGTTTGTTGCAATTGATCACCTATCCAATAATGCTCTGAAGCTTGTTGACCGCCTTGAGTTTTCTAAGGCTAATTTCTCTCCAGATGTAATCAAAGGTTGGCAAAAAGATAAATAATAAAACATGAAAAATAAGGAAGTCATCTCTTTGAAAGATTATTCGGTTCTGAAGGATTTCCCGTATGGAGAAGAAGATTCAGAAGGTATTCTGAACAACAATGCTAAAAAGAGGCGCCGTGGTGTTCTGGGTGAAAAGAAGAAATATAAAACCCTAAAAGAGATTCGAGGTTACTCATAATATTATAAATTATTATCTATGGGAAATCTGAAAACATTTAAACAGTTCTACGAGGAAAAGGTAAAACCAATTGTGGTGACCTTTGGTCGTTTTAATCCCCCAACTGTGGGCCATGAAAAACTTCTTGATTCTGTTGCCTCTATTGCAGGTAAAAGAACTCATAAGATATATGTTTCATCATCTCAGGACTCCAAGAAGAATCCTCTGAGTTATGACGAGAAGATTAAGTTTCTTCGCAAGATGTTTCCTAAACACGCGAGAAATATCATATCTGATTCCTCTATCAAGAACATACTTGAAGTTGCCGCAAAGGCATATAAGGATGGCTTTAATAGTTTTACTGTCGTTGTTGGTTCGGATAGAGTAAAGGAGTTTGAGACTCTTCTGAACAAATATAATGGGATCAATTCGACCCACGGAGAATACAACTTTGAAACGATTGAGGTTCTATCTGCCGGTGAACGTGATCCAGATGGAGATGAAGTTTCAGCTATGTCTGCTTCTAAACTTCGTGCAGCTGCTGCCGAGGGTGATTTATCTACATTCTCGAAAGGTATGCCAAAGGGATTTGGAGAAGTTCAAGAACTCTTCAATGCAGTCCGTAAAGGAATGGGCATGGATGAAATGGTTCAGTTTCGTAAGCATATTGAGTTACCTTCCATCTCTGAAATCCGTGACCAGTATGTAAAGGGTGACATCTTCCAAGAAGGAACAAAGGTGACTCATGGAGACCAGACCTATACAGTAAAGGAAAGAAAAACAAACTTTGTTGTTTGTGTTGCCGAATCGGGAAAGGAATCAAAGTTCTGGCTAAAGGATATACAACCACTTGATGAAAGCAAAGGTTACTATGCGGGCCTCTCTGCTTCTACTTCCGCCAAGAGAAAGGCACACTTTAATAAGTTTGGAAAGATGGATGATAAAAACCCTGACGCTTATGAGCCAGCGCCTGGAGATGCAAATGCCGAAACAAAGCTTTCCAAATACACCAAAGCATTCAAGAATCAATTCGGAGAGGAAGTACTAGATGAGGGTAAGATGAATACGGCAATCAAGAATAAAGCCGAGAAATCTGGTATCGCCTATTCTATATTAAAGCAGGTATTTGACCGTGGTGTTGCCGCATGGAAAACAGGACACCGCCCTGGTACAACTCCTCCACAATGGGGATTGGCTCGTGTGAACAGCTTCATCGTTGGTGGTAAAACAAGAACAACCGCTGATGCAGACCTTTGGAAGAAACGAAATGAATCCTTCGAGGAATCATATGATGGAGATTCTTTCTTTGAACAGTATGGTATCCTAGAACTCAATGTCTCCGCTTTGGAAGAGGCTGAATATCAGGGCCGTAAAGTTGAGTTAAACAAACCCATGCAGGGTGATGTTAAAAAGTTTAAGGTATATGTAAAGAATAAAGAAGACAAGGTGGTGAAAGTCAACTTCGGAGACCCCGATATGACGATCAAGAAACACATTCCCGCTCGGAGAAAATCCTTCAGAGCTCGACATAAATGCGATACGGATCCTGCTGATAGAGATACAGCAAGATACTGGTCATGCAAGAAATGGTAACCCATGGCAAAACAACTTAACCCTCAATCACAAGACGATCGACTAGACCGAATAGAAGATAAAATTGATAAGCTTTCGGAGGCCATTATTGCAATTGCAAGAGCCGAAGAAAAGTTATCCGCATTGGAACAGTCCAATCAAATTCTTCTCCAGAGATTTATGAAGTATGAGGACCGTCTTTTTGTTACGGAGAATAAACTTGCCGTAACGGAGAATTCAATTTCCGGTATTGTAAAACTATTTTGGGCAGCAATTACCACAGGTGTCACCGCAATCATTTCCGCCTATTTTATTCAAAGAGGCTAACAACACATGAAAAACCTCAACCAAACCATCTCATCACTTCTCAAAGAAGAAACCACTACCGACAACCTCGAAGAAATTGGTTCCTTTCTTTCTGAATACAACGTAACTGATATTAAAAATTTGAATGCTCTTTTATTAGAGATAAATAAAAGTATCAAAATTATTCAAGAGTCTCCAGAGACTGGCCCAGATACCGAAGATGCTTTAAATCAATTGGATGAACAACTAGTTGATGTCATTTCTAACTTTAACGAGATGCTCTCGGCTTCCCGAACACTCTCCAAACTCGTAACCAAAACCCTCACCCAATTCGATAAACTATCATGAAGATCAACGACGAACTCACAAAGAAAATAGCTAAACTAGCCGCGGAAATTATGTATTCCGCTGAAAAAGAAGGAGAGGTCCGTTCTCAGGGAGAGGCCGACTTCGTAAACCAACACGTCGATAACATCGAAGTTGTGGATAACCGCGACGAGAAGCTAGGCAAGGTTGAAGAGCCCAAAGAGAAAAAGGCCGAGAAGGAAGTAAAGAAAGAATCCTATTGTGAAGATGAGGAAATGGAGGAGACAAAGGTGCCCGATGAAGAAATGAAAGAGGCCACCGGCAAGCTTAATTCTTATGTTGTCTTCAAAGATTCTGCCAAAAAAGACCACAAGATTTACGGAGAGTTTATTGGCAACGAAGAAAACAACACTGCGGTTATTTCTATCTCGGGCAAGGGATACACTCTTCCTAAACAGGATGTGTATCAATCTGCATCTGGTATGAATGATTC